CATGCCCGGCATGATCCCGTTGATGATGTTGCCGGTCATGCCCTGATCCAGCCCGAACGCCCCGCCCATGGTTTGCATCATGGGAATGAGAATCGGCTTGGCGAGTGCGGCAGCCGCCATTTGCGCGAGCATCTTGAGGAAGATGTCTTTGAGCGAGTTGGCAAAATCTTTGAAGGCGTCTTTGTTGCCGGTGAACAACTGCTCAAACATATTGTTCCATTCGCCCGCAATGGAACCGGCAGCGTCTTCAAAAAGCTGTGCGGTCAGATTAACGGTTTTCTCGGCTTCTAACGTCAACGCCTGCAAACCCCGTTGCTCTTTTTCGAGTTGTTCCGGGCTGATCAGGCCGAGGTCTTTCCGTTCCGCTAAGGTCTTGGCTGCGGCTGCGATATTTTTGATTTCCGCTTGATACTTCTCCATCGGCGTCAGGCTGGCGGTATAGCCATCGGCGGCGAGTTGCTGCGCGGCGTTGATTTTTTTCAGCGCATCGACTTCGGCAGCAACGGTTTTCGCGTTCGCCTCGCGGGCGACGGATTCATCATTCAACAGGGTCGGCAGGATTTTGGTGAGCGCGGCGTTGGTTTCCTTGACCGCGGTGTTGTCGTTAACCTCCCCGGTCAATTCCGCCCAGGTGGGCGCGTGTTTTTTGAGTTCGTCCCGCTCGGCAATGAGTCCCACCGTGAGCTTGTCAATCGCGGCGACGCTTTCATTATCAAATCCCGACATCATTTCCTTGAGGCGCTGATCGGTTGCGCCTTCGGCCATCTCCTTTTGCAGTTCGCCAATGCGCCGGTAGAATTCTTCGATCTGCTCCAGGCTAGAAACCGTCGCTTTCATTTCTGTGTCCGCAACGGTGTAACTGAGTTGCGCGGAACCGGCGCTGATCAGGCTGTCCGTCGCCTGCTTTTGGAACATCATCAATTCGGTTTGCCGGGCGAGTTCCTCGGATCGCTTGGCCTCTTCCGCGTTCGTGTCCTTTAAATTCAGGGTGTAATTTTGAATCGCATTATCAAGAGCGAGTTGTGCTGCCTGTGCGGCCTGTGCTTTGTCTGGAATGCTGTCATAGGTTTTGACGTACTCGACCAGGGCATCTACCGCCTCTTTTTTCGGGAGACCTGCATCGACTTGCAAGCTGTTCAAAACGGCGGGCAAATCTTTTAATCCCGCCCATTCAACCGCAACGCCATTCACCAAATCCTGTTGCAGCTTGAGGTATTGATTCGTCTCTTGGAGTTCCTGGATTTGTTCAGTCCCGGCTTTCGTGCTTTCCCGCCGCGCCCGTTGAATCATCCCCTCTACGTCCAAGGCCACGGCAGCGCGTTGTTTTTCTGCTTCGGCGGCGTCGTTGCTGATCCGCGCCGCCTCTATTTGGGTCAGATTGCCCTTCGCTATATCCTGCTGCATTCCTGCCATAGACGCGCCAAACGCATCCGCGCCTTTGGCGGCAATCGCCAGTGAGGCCGCGTTGCGCAGGGCTTGCTCCGCCTGGTCAATCAACTCGGTCTTGCCGGTTTTGATCGCGGCAGTGAGTTGTTCCTGCTGATCTTTGAGCGTACCCAGCCCGACCGCCAGCTGCTGTTGTGCAGCCGTCGCGCCTTGGCTGATGGCGTCGACTTTCGCCAGTTCCGCGTTGTTCATCCCAAACGAGGTGAGCTTGCTCCAGTCTTTATTGATCGCGTCCTGAAACTCTTTTCCGGCCCGCTGGGCTGCCGCCCCGGCTTTATCGAACTCGCTGGCGGTTTGCGGTAGTTTCCCATTGACTAAATCCAGCGCATCCCGCGTGTAATCCACGCTGTCTTTCGTTTTATTGAATTCGATTCCCGACTTTTTCAGCATATCCAACAGGTTTTTATGCCCGAATAGGATATTGCCGATTTCTACATTGAGTTTCCCGCCCGCTTCTTTGTAGTCTTCCACGTTTTTGATAAATTTCGCGAGCGCCTCCGCGTCGCCGGTCAACGCCTGTTCAAACCCCATAGAATTGAGGAGTTGATTAGACGCGGCATCGTTAACGCCTGAAAAAACCATCCCACCATTCGCGCTGGCGACGTTATCGCGCAGCCGTTCCATGGTGTCTTTGAAATCGGCTTCTAATTTTTTTAGGGCGTCTTCCTGAGCTTTTAGGTCCAACGACAACTGCATCGTCATCGTGGCTTTTTGCGCGTCGGACAGGGTTTTGTATTTTCTAGCGAGTTCGTCGAGGCTGCCGCCGGTTTGTTGCAACACCCGGTTATACGCATCCTGCGCCACAGCGGCATGATCGGTATTGTCGGCCAATAACAGATACGCCCCGGCGGCGATGATTAATAGCGGGGCAATGATCGCCACACTGGCTTTAATGGCCGCGCCTAAGCCAATCGCTGCTGCTTGGCTGGCGGTCATTTGCATCGTGGTCTGGGCCATCATCGCGGCGACGGTGGTCTTGTAGACCTCAATCGCCTTCACTGCGATGTTGATCGCCTGCACAAACTTAACGCCCAGATAGACCATCACCAATTCTTCGATGTAGTCCATTAATAACTGAAACACACCAAAAAGTTCACTGATGGCACTGGAAAACATCGCCGTGAAGTTGCGGGCGACGTTGGTAAATTGCGGACTATCCAGACCGGATAACAGGGCGCTAAAGCCGTCCAGCGAGGTCTTGGCGATCTCGGCAAAGCCGCTGCTACTGCCCATGTCTTCCATGAACAGTCGCCAGTCATTTTTCACCCGCGTCCACGTCGCCGAGAGGGTTCCCGCCATTTGTTCAGCAATCGGAATCGCGTCACCAAAGGCTTTTTGTACCCATTCGCCGAACTGCTTCGAACTGACGCCCGGTCCCGCCGGATCCATAATCAACGCACGAAATTCGCCAACGGCCATCTTGGCGGCGGCGGCAATTTTATTCAGCGAGCCGGGCAGGGGTTCGGTCACCTGCAAAACTTCGGTCATCTGCACCCGGCCTTGCCCGAGCGCCTGACTGAGTCCGTACATCGAGTTGCTGACTTGCTCGGCGCTGGCCCCGGCGAGGCGGGCATACGCGGACAACCCTTCAAACATCTGTTGGGCCTGGCCGATGTTCAGCAGCCCCGAGTCCACCATGACCAGCATTTTCCCGTAAGCGGAGCGTGCGCCGTCCAAATCCATACTCAGGCGTTGCGCGGCGTTTTGGATGTAGAGGAATTGATCGGCGGCACGTTCTCCGGCCAGCGCCTGAAACTGCGCTTGCAGGTCTTGCAGGCGGGCTTGGACTTTGAAAAGTTCTTGGACAGCGCCGGTGAGAAACTGAAAGCTGAGATACCCCGCGATCAGGGCGCCGACCTTCCCGGCGGTGTTGCCGAGCTTTTCGACTTGACGTTCGACCTGCTGAGTGCCTTCAATGGCGGCGCGGCCATCGGCGGAAATGCGGATACGAAGTTGCAGGTCTTGAGCCATGGGGTCACCGGGTGCGTTGCAGTTGCGCGAAATGGGCAGCGAGGTAAAGGGTGGGGAGTCCTGCGGGAGCGGTTACAAGCGCCTTCCTGAAGCCGGTCACCGCTTGTTCGATTCCGCTGCCGCTTGCCGCGAGAATTCCTGCAAGGCTGCGTGTTCCATGCGTTGCAGTTGCGCGAAGACCTCCGGGTGACGCTCCGTCGACACCGTCAGCCGCAACACACTTTCCACACTGGGATAATGCAGGCCGGTTCGTAGCCCGGTCATGCCCGCATGATTCCACTGCGTCCCGCAGGCCAGAAACACGCCCAGCGTCACAGCGTGTTCCTCCCACAGTTCAAACGCCACCGGTTCCGGGGCGACTTCAGCGGCCTCCAAGCCGAAGAACGCGGCGTCGGCGTCCAGGTCATTGCGCCCGGCCCGTCCGCCACTCGCCCAGTGGGTCCCGGCGTCGGTTAGTTTTTTGCCGCGGCCTTGCGGCGACTGGTAAACGCGGCGTCAAACAGTCCGGCCCGCACTTCCGTCATGTCCAGCAGGGCGCTCAGGTTCGCTGGGGAGAAAGCCAGCGGGGTCCCTTCGTCATCGGTAATGCCTTCCCAGCCGACCACGATGTCACTCATGAACTCGTTTTCCCGCTGATACCGCTCGGCAGGGTCCAAGGTCTGATCGGTCAGGCGATCCAGCGCCTCGCGGAATTCCTGATCGGCCAGCTTCTTAAAATGGCCGATGAAGGTGTGGGTTTTCCACCGGCCCGGCTTGGCGGGGTCGGGCATCTGCACTTCAACCGTCCATGAATAGGTCGGCTTCTTGACAATGGCAAACATGCGGTGATTCCTTTAGGTGAACGTCAGAGTGACTTCGTCGTTGCCCACATCGGGAATCAGCGCCAACTTGGCATTGAGCATCAAGATCCCGGTGGAATCGGCGTAGGTGGGCTGAATCAACTGCACTTTCGGGGCGTCAATCTTGACGATATTGCCTGCCGTGCTGCCGTGGATCATCTGCAACGCGCCGACGGTATGCGCCGCACAAATCGCGTGGAAATCCTTGGTGGCAATGGCGGTTTCTTCAATCGACACGTCGCCCATCGGGGCACGATCCACGATATGGACGCTTTCCTCACCGACCACATTCCGGTAGGTGACTTCGTTGGCCATGTCGATATTGAAGCCGCCCATGACCGCGCTGTAGCCGTGCAGGCTGAACGTCGGGGTGGCCTGATCGGTGATCGGGATCGGGGTCTGGAAGGCGGTCAACGTCGGCGTCGGCAAGGCGGTATCGCTGGGGGCGTTGCGCAGGCCGGTAAAGGTAAAGTTCATCGTCGGGATGCCACCCGGCGAGAGACTGAAACTCACGGTACCGCGTGCGCCGGTGATTTTGTGCAGCAGGCCGTCCTGGTGATAGTACAGCGTGACCGACTTGAAGCCGGTGGAGACCGGTTCGTAGGTGGCGCTGGTAATGGCGACCAGCGTTTCGCCGAACCCGCAGGCGGTCAACAGCGGCCCGAACGCCGGGGCCGTGCCCGCCGTGCCACTGCCCGCGATTTCCACCCCAAAACTGACGGTGGTGTACGGGGCAACGTGGTAGGTCAGTTCGTTGCCCATGACCTCGCGATCGGTGTTGCGCTGCACGGTCGCGCCTTGCATCAGGTTGATCGACAGGTCTTTGGTGAGAATGGCATTCGCCGCGCCAGTGGGCGTCGGGTCGGTGCCGTAGGTCAGTTCGGTTTTTGCCAGCAGGATTTTCTTTCTAAAATACTTCGCCATGGGTCAGATCACTCGCAGGGAATAACGGGTTTGGAATTGGTCTTGCCAGAAGAGGATTGCGTTCTGGAAATCCAGTAAGCCGCCGGATGCGTAGGTCAACGGTTCACTGGCGCCGGGCGGAAAATGGTTGATGAGGGTGGTCAATACGGTGTTACGCAAGGCGGATAGGCTATCAGCGGCGTTTTGTCCCTGGGCATCGCGGACATCCCGCACGGCATAGACGACGCCCAAGGTGACGGTAATCTGTTGATGGACGCCTTGATCGAGGGTGTTCGCCTCGGCGCGTTCATCCAGCGGCACCAGCCAGACCAGCGGCGCACGGGCGAGACCGGTTGCGGCAATCGCGGCGAATTCGATGGCGCCTTGCACCGGAACCGGTGATAACGCCGTGCTGAGCCTGGTGCGTAAAGCGGACAGGTCAATCATCAGTAATCGGCCAGCGTACCGGCGTCAAACAGCCGCTCCGGGGCGCTGTAAGCCGGTAGGCCGGACTCACTGGCGGAGGTCGGCGGTTCCGGTAAATCCAGTTGCGCCCGGCCGGCTGCGAGGTCCTTCAAATAGCTTCTCGCGTCTTCGTAGCGTTGCCGGACCGCTTCCGGCGCGGCCAGCGGATAACACCGGTAACGCGCCATGTCGCAGGCCAGCGCCCGTAAGCGGTTCGGAATCGCCGACAACGGCAGGGCATAGCGCACCCGCAGATAGCCGTCGATTTCCGCGGCCACATCGGCCAACACGGCGGCGATGTACCCGGCATCCGGGAGATTATCGCCGTCACGGTCGGTGAGTTGCAGCACCTCCGCCTCGCCAAAAACATCGGTGAGGTCGGCCAGGGTGCAGTAGCTCATGGCTTAGGCCACTGCTGCCGAGATCAAGTAACCCGCCGTCGCTGCGGCGATCACCGGCTGCACTTCGTCGGTCACGGGATAAATCCACGAACTGGCGTTTTCGTTGCGGTAGGCCGGTTTGACCATCGGCATCCCGCGCAGCCGGTAGGTGTAGCCGTAAGAGGGCCGACCGAGATCCGCCAGGGTCGCCGTTTCGGTATAGGCCACGACCACGAACTTACCCCAGACATCGGAGAAGGCTCCGGCATCCGAGGCGGTGACCGCTTCGCCGACCAGGATTTTGCTCACGCCAAACAGGCTGGCCAGCAACTCAACCGTCGGCACGTCGCGCCCGGTGTACTTCATCCGGTCGATGATCTTGGGATGGTTGCGCAGCGACTTGAACACGGCAGGACCCATGACAATCGTGTTGGGGCGGCGACCAATCTTGGCGCGGACCGCTTCCTTGGCGACTTCAATGTCATTGGCCGGGTCCGACACGCCGGTGGTCAAATCCGACCATTGCGCGGTCCCGGCCAAGGTGGTTTTGTTGCTGGCCGCGTAGTTCCCAGCAGTCGTTGCCAAGTCCGCCATGGCCTTTTCCAAGCGCAGGGCGATGATGTCCTGCGTGTTGCGGATCGCCATGGCCTGCAAGTCAATGCCCGGTACGGTACGCGCTTCCTCCATCAATTCATCCGGCACCTGCCCTTCCAGCGCATGTTGCTCCAGCGCATAGCTGCTGTCGCTGTAGCTGTAATTGACCCGCTGCGTGTTACCGCCGGGCGCCCGCGCGGTGTTGTAGAGCATGAAGGCTTCCTTGCCGAAGGCGATGATCTTGCCGCCGCGTTGCTGCACCTGCACCGGCGGGAACAGGCTCATCCCGACCATCAGGTTGTTCTGGTAGCCCTGGGCGACCGTCGTGAGGATCGGGTCGACGACGCGGGTTGCGCCTAACGTCATTTGCGCCATGAGAGCGTCTCCTTAAGCCAAGTTGGGAATGAGCAGGACTTCGATGACATCGCCAGAAGCGGCTGCCGCCGTGCGGGCAATGCCGAGCTTGGCCCCACTGGTCACCCAGGTAATGGCCTTGCCGTCGGCATCGGCCTTGAGGCTGGCTCCGGCGGTGATCGCGGCTCCGGCTTCGACCGAGGCAATGCCCAGATGCTGCACGGGGATTTTTGCGCCACTGACCGCCGCGGTCAGGCTGGCCCCAATGGCGTTTTCACCCGCGCCGGTTTGTAGACCTGCCGGGGTGACAAAGCGATGCTGAGCAATCGTGCCGGTGGCGGCGACGGTCAGGGTGAGCAACGAGAGGGACGTAGCAGCCATGGGTTACACCTCCGCCAGGGCGTCGATATAGGGGATGTTGCGGGACCGCGAGAGCGCGAGGGCTTTCTGGTGCCGGGCGAGGGTCGCGGTATCGACTTGATAGCCGGGCGGCGCGGCAAAGGCGACGGCGGCAGCCTGCAAGTCTTCGGCGGCGCTGCGTTCGTTGAAATCCACTTGTACCGGCAGGCGCTTGAGGAAGGTTTCCAGCCAATGACGCGGGGTCTGTTGCACCACTTGGCCGTCTTCGGCGAATTCGACCGGGGCGCTGTCGGCCACGGCGTTGAGCAGTTCCACCACGCCGGACTGATCGCGGGGCAATAAGCGGCCCTGTTGAATCAGGCTGTCGGCAAAGGCGACATCACTGGCGCGGCGTTGGCGGAGCGCGTTGGCGGTGATCTCCGCTTCGCGCTGGTCGAGGGCGGCTTTTTGTTGCGCCAGAGCGAGCTTCTCAGCGGCCAAGGCGTCGGTCGTTTCAGTCATGAGGGTCTTCTCCACAGGGGCGGCATACGTCGCCGGTAAGGGTTCGGGTTCGGGGTCGGGTTCGCTGAATTCCACGGTCACGATGTCGGCGTCATCATCGGCAAAGGCCGGAGTGCGCAGGCCCTTGACGGCCGGAGCCGCTGCACCGAGGAAGCCCACATGGCGCAGGTAGTACGCGCCCGGTGTGGGGTTGTTCGGGGCGGTCGGGGTGAAGAACGCGGCGCTGATTTTTTTGAAGCGTCCGGCGTTGACCAGATCGGCAAAGGCGGGATCGACTTGTTCCGGTTGAGCCAGCAGTGCGCCGTCGGCAAAGGTCAGGGCTTTCACCCAGCCATAGGCCGGTTCGTTGAGTTCGGGATGACCGACGACCAGCGGCGCTTCATGCCGGGCCGGATCGTAGCCCTGGGCGGTGGCTTGCAAGTCCGCTTCGCTGAAGGTCAGGGTCTGGCCTTGCGTGGCGGTGAAGGTGCCGGGCTTGAAGATGTGCAGGGGGAGCATAGGGAATAACCCTTAAGTGTTTACCTTGATTAGTATACACGTTTTCCCGAATGTCAAGGCAAAGAAAAACCCGCCGTAGCGGGCGTTTGTGCAAGCGCCGTCCTTGGCGTGGCGGGCTTTAGTGTCGCATCAAGCTCGGATGTTGCCGGGCCATAAACCAGTGCAGGCTCGACAAGGTTTGCAGGGTCTCCCGGCTAATGTCCGGCTGGCGATTCCGGGTCAGTTCCTCGGCCAGCATTTTCAAGCTGACTTGGAGGCTGTACAGGTCGTTGATCAGGCGGTCATGATCAATCGGGGTTTCGTCGTCGAGGAGGTTCATGCGGCCTCCTGATCATCGTCATCGTTGGCTGTAAAAGGCGAGCGGCTGCGATCCACTTCAATCAACGCCACAATTCCTGCTATCGCCATAGGCCGCACTTTCCATTCAGTCACGCCATTCCCGTGCATCTCCGAAACAAACCACGATCCGGTGTAGGCTTGGCGAGGCGTGAACCGATTTTGCGAACTGCCGTTGTAGGGATTCGGTTGGCAGGCCACACCATGCCGCCGCGCAAACGCCAGGAACGAGGCGCGATTAAACCGCTGTCCGGTTTTGCGTTGCAGCAAGCTGAACATGGACGCAAAATCCAGCAGGGTTTCCGAGGAAACGACTTGATCATGGAACAGGGCTTTTGGGCGAGTTGATTCCAATTCTTGCTGTTGCTGTTCAATCCGTTCCTGCTGTTCCGCTGCCAGCCGCAAGGCTTGTGCGAAGTTTTGCGGAACGGTCGGCTTGAGTTCGCCGTTCAGGTAGGCGTCAAACACCCGGACAATTTCTACCTGCACATCGAAAGCCTTTTCGGTTTCCGACTTCATGCAGATGAAAACCGCTTGCCGCTGGTTCAGGTAGAACTCAGAAGATGGGCGGCCAGCGCCTTGATGAATTGTTTCCACTGTGGAAACAATACCAAACTTCAATAACTTATCGTGATTGCGCTTAATGAGCTTGCGGATCATGTATTGATCGGCAAAGCCAAGGCGTTCAGCTAAGGCCAGATCGTGGACGCGGGGTTCGCCGTTGACCGGCGTGAGTGCGAGGGGATTACTGTTCATGGGTACATCTCTCTGATTTCAAGTTTGGCGTCGCCAGTAGATGGCGACAGGATAGGACTCAACTTGAGCATCAAAGACGGCTCGGACAGGTATTAGCTTTCGCCTATTTCCTGTTCCTCATCCTACCCTGCCAGGCGGCATTATTGCAGGGTATCTGCCTACCGTCTATGCAAACGATAGGCATAAAAAAAGCGCACTAACGGGGCGAGATGTCCGTCTTCGATTTCAAGTACGGACAGCATAGCCCCATCCCGGACGGCGCGTCAAGACTTATCCACAGACTTATCCACAGGCGCTGCTTCACTCGACTGAGCCAACAGCGATAACGCGCCCGTCGCCTGCTTACCCTTGGTACGTCCCTTGTGGAGCAGCTTGGAGAGCGAGCGCATCGGAGACGGCGGCGGTTTGCGGACACGGGAGGTCGGCTTCATCAAATCTCACGTCACCCCGGCCCGGCGCAGATGGTCCCGCAAGGTCTCTTCAATGGTGTTGCGGTCACTGGGGCTGATACCCAGAAACGGGCGAGCGGGGATGTTGCGACGCGGATCGCCGAATTGGTGCGTTGCCGCATATTTGTCATTGGGCGTCCCGACCAGCAGGGCGTCCTTGGTGACTTGGTAATCCAGAGTGCCGCGCAGGTAGTCGCGCAAGGTCAGAATCTTGTCCTTATTCTGCTTTTTGCGCTTCTGGTAGGCCGGAGACAGTGCGGCCCAGGCGGTTCCGCTGGGGCTTTTGAAGGTGGCGAACCGGTCGCGGGTGCTGTTGAGCAACGCCTCGCCGAGGTCGCGGAACATCGGTTGCAGGTCGCCGGTCGCCGTGCGCAGTTTCGCCAGCGATTGGCGCAGCAGGGCGTCGTCAACCTGGATGTCAATCGGTAAGCGGGCACCGGCCATCTTGAATTTTCCTGAAAGTGTGGTATCTAAGTACGTAGAGGCGGTTGTTTCCAATGGGAACGGTTAGGGACCTATAAGGCCACTATGATCCGGTTCGAATCCGGCGCCGCCTCCCTACTTCAGTTCCTTGTAGCGCGAATCGCCGCTGATATTCATGGGATCTACTACGCCCGCCGTGCGAATGAAGTTCGTCGTGACCCGCACCCGTTTCTCCCCCTCCCGCAGCTTGTCGGTATAGTTGATGCGCACCACGACCTTGCCGGTGCCGTCTGGCGCATCGAAGGCATACACCAGCGCCCGGTCTTTCGTATCCAGATAAGGGGTGGCCTTCGCCAAATAGCGCGGCAAATCCCGCCAGACCTCCTCCGGCAACT